TTACTAATTGTCTTGATACAGCTTTTTTAGCTTCCTGCTGTGCTATATTAAGACCCTGTCCAATAACAGCTTGTTTAATTTGGTCGGGTGTACCAGTTGCGTTCTTTGCTAAAAATGATGCAACTTTAGTTCCAGCTGATATATCTTTTAATCTTGCTAAAACCTCATGTGTTCTATATTCTTCATTAAATCCCGGTACTTTAGCAACAAACATAGGACTTAATACAACTTTGGATGGAATTAATATATCAGGAAAAAATGAACCCAATGTATTCTTAATTGAAGCACCAGCTTTTGTAATTGCTGTTTTTGCATTGAATGTTGCTGGAACTTTTAGTAACTTAGAACCGCCAAATTGTACGGCCTCACCAACAGTATCACCAACTACTTTAGCCGCAGTTGATATTAAACCTCTACCACCAGTTCCAGCTTTCATAGCTTCACCTAATGAGGTATTTTGTGATGTAATTCTTAAAATATCAGTACCATATAAAACAGGTTCTGAATAGTTGGTAAATGGAAGTAATCCAATTAATTCACTTTCAACTCTTGTTTCCGTAAATCGTTGAGCATTAGAACCCAATCTTGCTTTATTTATTAAAGGTACAGATGTACTATTTAAAAGCGGACTTATTGTTGATATTTGTATATCTTTACTATTTCTGACATCAAATGCCTCCTGTGGAGTTTTATCTCCAAGTCTTTCGTATTTTTTGTTTCTAAATAATTCTTCTAAAGTTGGCATTTAATTATCTTTTATTGTAATGCGAAATTATTTCTAGTACTACGTTCTGCGGTTGTCATAACATTGGATGTAACTTTATCATTATCCATATAAACTCCGATTTTACCACCAGCCATATCCGCTCTAACTCCTCTAAATTCGTTTATCAATGCATTAATCATATTATTATTAGATGATGCTATTGGAGATGATTGTCCACCTGAAAGTGCACTTGCTGCACCAGGTGCGGCAATTAAATCATCATTTTTTGATAATTCAAATAATCCACCTTCTTTTGTAGATATTCTAGTTTTACCATCAGCAGGTGCCATTACATCTCCTACTTTTTGTGCAGATTTCATTGCCATTACAGCAGCTGCTATACCACCCACAATTGCAACTGCCCCAATACCTAAAGTTGCAGCTGATGCCGATGTTATCGCCGCTACTGCCATTGAAATCATAGCTGGTAATTGAGCTGCTGCTGCTATACCGGCTCTTATCAATCCCGGAACCATCTGAGCCATTATGGCAGTACCAGCTATTGTTAATGCGGTAGCAATACCAGAAACCCAAGGACCCATTTTTTCAAATAGTTTACCAAATGATTCTGTTGGACTAAATATAGTTGTAATAATACTTGCAATTCCACTAAGTACATCTGATATAAAATAAATTACTTTTGCTAATACATCAAATACAGGAGTAAGTCTACCACCAACCGCTTCAATCATACCTGCAATTTTATCTTGTATATCAGTCATTACTGCTGATATTCTTTCTTGCTTTGCTAATTGTTCTGCTTGCTTTTTAAGTTCGTCATCACTTAAATTACTTATGTCTACTCCACTATCTATAAGTTTATTTGCTTTTGCTAATTGGTCACCACTTAATTTACCTAATTTATCCTTAACACCTAATTCTTTTGTAATTTGTTCAACTGATTTTCCTGCTGCTTTTGCTAATTGTTGTTGTGTATAATAATCTTGCTTTCGGAAATCTCCACTTCGTTGAATCTGATTTAATATTTCTTCGTTCGCATCTGCTATTTTTCCTTCGTACGCAAGTGCTCTAGCTCTACTTAAATTAAATTGACCACCTACATAAGTTGCTGCCGTTAATTCTTCCTCAATACTACTTTCAAAATTTAAAAGTTTTTCGGAAGTGTCAGCCATATCTTTTAATGTACTTCCCAACATTTTAGCTTTAAGTGATTGTTGGATAAACATTTGAACATTTCCCTTCATGTGGCTAGATAATACACCAGCATTTTTAGCCATATCTTGGAACATTTCTTTTGCAGATACGCCCGTTTGCTTAGCCAAAGATGCAGCGGCTAGTGTTACACTAGCAGCAGTTTCTTCACTCAGCCCTCCGATTTGTTCAAACATAGATGATACCTCTGCACTATCAGCTACAGCGATACCCATTCTTTTATTTAATATAGAAAGAGAACCAACCGTAGCTTCACTAAAATGAAACATATCACTTTGTGCATTTGCCATTTCATTAATAACATCGTATGCATCTTTTGCTTCAACACCCAATCCTCTATATGCAACTACAATATGATGTACATCAGCATCTATCTTTTTAGTCATACTAGCAGTAAAACCAGTAGTTTCTCTATATTTTCCGGCGGCCGCATCCAATTCCATATAAGCATGCAATCCAGCACCTAAAGCTGCTACTAATAATATCAATGGACCAAAAGCCATACCAGCGTTTTTAACAGATTTAAATAAATCCATTGCACCTGATGCGGCATCCCTTATACCTTCAGGTAAATGGTGTGCTAAATGTGCAACTTTATGTTGTAATTCATGTATTCTTTCGTGTTTTTGAGCTATTTTTCTTTGAAGTTTTTCAAGAATAATCATACTTTGTATTTCATCTTCTGTAGCTCCCTTCATTCTTTTTCTAACAGATTCTTCAATTTCTTGAGCTTCCGTTTTTTTATGATGATGCATGACAGATTTAGCAATACTATCTCTTTGCTGCTCCTGTTGGTCAATTATTTTTTGTAAAGCAACTTGTTCTTCATCACTTGCCTCCATTTGCTTTTCTTTATTTGCTACAATTTGCGATGAAATACTTGCAAAGGCTTTTATAGCACCATTGTTACCTTTTAATGAATGCTCTACATCTTCTTGTAGGTCTCCAAAAATACTCCAAGTATCAGCTATTTCTTTTGTTTTTTCTTCGGTGTACTTTAATTTTTTAGCTGTTTCTTCTTCTTGTTTAATTTGCTTTTGCTTAAGCTTAATTAATTCTTGCTCTTTATTAATTCTTTCTTGAAGTTTTTTTGCATTTTTTTCATTAGACGTAGCTTGTCTTTTCAAAAGCTCATCAATTCTCTTTTGAGCATTTTCAATTTCACGCAAATCGTCTAATTTTTTTTCGTTATCTTCAGCCATTTATTAATAAATTATTTTAAATCAGCAGGCACCAATCCCTTTTGTACCATTATCTTCCAATGGTCAGGTCTATTTTTTTTAATTCTTAGTAAAATTGGAGTTTGACTATCAATTAAATCTTTTATTTCCTGGTCAATTTTTTTTAATTCAGGATCATCATCAATTAAATTTTGCAAAGTGGCTGGTTTATTTTTTTTAGTGAACCAGTTCCAAAAATTACTTAAATTAGATTCCGATATTTTATATTTTTTCATAATTAATACAGTTTAACATCTATAAATATCCCATAAATAAAAAAAGTTAGGATTATCGTCTAACCCTAACTTTTGATGCTGATTTATTTGATTTTTCTACTTCTTCACTCTCTTTCTTTTTTGCCTCAACTAATTTGTTATAATAAAACATTCTTAGTCTGGTTGGCATTTGGTACAATTCCATAACAGTAAACCCATTACCATAGTGTACCATATCAAAAATTTGAGTATGTAAGCTTATACTATGATTCTGTGGTAGGCCAAAAAAAGTTTACTCCCAAAGAGATAGGCGCCTCCTCCACCTCACCATCAGTATGAGTATATTGTACTTTCATATCCATATCAGGAGAGACCTTTTTAACATATTCTCTAAATGCTCTACTATCCAATGCCCTCATATTATTAACAAATCTAGTAATAGTACCTACTTCTGAATTACCATCTACTGATTTAATCATATATCTTAAACGAGTTGTAATATCAGATGATAAATCTTTATTTATTTTTCTAAGTGCTTCTATTTCTTTTTCAATCTCTCTCTCATCACCATGTGTTAATAGCTTAAATACAATTTTGTTTTTTCCATGTGGCGTAACGTATTCTAATTCATTCTTATTGTCAAAAAGTGATATATCGATTTCTTTTGTTTTAACTTGTGTTAAATCCGCTTTTACTTCAATAGTATCACTTTTTTTAGCTGAATAAAAACTAAAATCATAATCAGGTCCATAACCTAATACTCTTGTTGCTAAAAGGATTGCGTTTTTATCACCAATTATAATATCATTTGGATTAACTTTATCAACTATAATAGATTCAAATAGTTTATCCAATACAATACCTTTTTTGATAAGGTTTGTAGAAGAAAGAATATCTTCTTCTTTAGCGGTCATTAATTTAATTGTAATCCTACCAGATGATAGTGGATTATCTTTTGGATAAACCTTACCCTCCGATGGTAAATCCAACACTTCCGTTGGAAAATCATATTGCTTTTCGTTCATAACTTTACTTATTTTTAAGTTTGTATATATAAATACATAGTTTTTAAAAAATTGGAAATAAAAAACCCCCACCATTTCTGATGAGGGTTGTCCTTCGGTAGCTTCCGTAAGGAATATTTTTTAGAATTCTAAGATTGCGTAATCGTAAGTTAATGTTAATGTGATTGTTACAGGCTCATTTGTTGTACTATATGATAAATCTCCGAAGTTTGCTTGAGAGATAAATGCACCTTTCAATTTCCATTGTTCAATCTTATCACCAACAGGTCCTAATAGATAGAAATCAATATCCTTCTTATACATTTCCGCATATCCATCTCTACCAGTGATAGATTCATGTGATAAACGAACCCACTCCATTACTGCTTGTGCTGCTGATGGTACGATTGGGTCATACAAAGTAATTTCCAAGTCTTGCCACTCACCTTTACCTTTCAATTTTCTATAAACGTTGATGTGGTCTATTTTTACAGTCTCAAATTGAATTGTTGGTCGGTTAGCCGCACTTACCGTAAATGATGGGATTGCCGTATCGGTCAATTCCATTATGTAACGGTTTTTCATTTTTGGTTCGAAGTTCGTATAGAACATCTTATCGAAGGATAGAATATCTGCCATTTTATTGCCCTTTTATTTAATTATAAATATCTAATTTGTTTGTTTTTATATTATGCTGAGAAACTTGCTCCAGTTGGTAAGATGTTGAAATCAATTACTATGAATTCAGCTGTCTTAGCCGGTTGTAAGAAAATTTGTCCCGCCATAATATTTCTGTCTATTACATCCGGAGTGTTGTTAGTTTCATCCATCACCACTTTGAATGCGTATAAACCTTGTCTTTGTTGAATTGTTTCCAAATACGGATTAACAGTGTTCAAGAATCTTCCTCTTGTCTCTGAAGTATTTTGTTCGAATACTAAGAAACGAGATGTAGAAGCGATAAACTTCTTAACAGTGATAAGTAATCTTCTTACGTTGATTCTATCTAATGCTGAAGCCTTATCTTGCAATGTCTTCTGTCCGAATGCTACAATACCTTGTCCAGGGAATGCTGCGATTGGGTTTACTTTGTTCTC